AAATAAAATTAATCAAAATTAGATGTAGAGAACTAAAAAAATATAAAGAACAGAAATTAGCTAATGAAAAGCCATGTAAATTATGTAGTTAAGGTGATTATTAGAGGAGTAAAATATGGTGCAAATTAAAGAAATAAACTTAGATTTACCAGAAGAAAAAAATAAATTAAAGAAATTAAAGCATTTTTCGATAGATGACATATATCGTATATTTAGATGGAGTGTAACGGCTGAGAATCTAAAAGGGTATCCTGTTAAAAGCAAGTCAATAATTTACTTAATAGGATGGATTTTAAATAAGCTAATACTTGAATTGCCTCTTAATGATGATATTAAGAAAAGAAATAAAGGGGAAGTGAATATTTTTAATGAAACACATAATGATAATGAGTTAGAAGACTATTTGGAAAATAATGGTATAAATAGTTTATATTCTGGTTATGAAGAAATAGATAAGTGTATTAGCTTTAATAGAGGGCAATTTATAATAATTCAAGCTTTGAGTAATCATGGAAAAACATCATTTAAATTAAATTTGCTATATAGATTTATATGTTCAAAAAAGAATAATGATAAAAAAGTAGTTTGTCATTTTTTTTCTTATGAATCCACACATATCTTGTTAAAGATAAAATTGATCAATATTTGGGCAAATAAAAAAGTAGTTAAATATTCACCAAGTACAAAATGCGGGAATAATCAAAAGCAAATTGGTAATTATTTCATCACAGATTTAAAATTATTTTCTAAAGTAGAAAAAGAAATAAATGACATAATGAAAAAAAGAGTTATTAATATATATAAAAATACATACAATTTAGATGAAATAATAAAATTAATGGAAACAAACTTTGAAAATGATCCAGATATAACGCATGTATATTTTTTTGATTATATACAAATTATTGAGACTAAAATGCCAGGAGATAATAACTGGTTAAAATTGCAAAATTTATCAACGCAATTAGCTAAGTTATCCATAAAATTTAATTGTATAGTAATAGCTAGTAGTCAATTATCCGAAGATGGAAGCTTAGCAGAGTCTAAAGGGATGTATCGACCAGCAGATATCATAATAGATTTATTTAATAATTCTCAGGCTCTCATTAAAGATCATAAATCTAAGCATATAAAACAAAGGTTTATTGAAGAAGAAAATGGGATTATGCATATATCAATAAAATCAGCAAAACAAAGATATGGTCAGAATTTTAATTTAGAAGATTCTTTTCAATTAGTTGAAGGTGATTTTCTAAAAGAATCAATTACAAAAAAAAAGCCAAAAGAAACTCCTGAAAGAAAATGGGGTGGGGGAATTAGGTTCTGATGACCTAATATTTTAATAATGGAACAAATCAAAGAATTTTCTTACCAGAAATATAAAATTAAACATATTTTAGCTCATTATAATAAACCAGAGCGAGTTAAAGTTGTTAATAAAAAAACAAAACAAGCAAAAACTTTTAGGACTGAAAATTATGCTCATTTTCTCCAATTAACAGAAGATGAAGTTCATAATATAGCGGAAGGCATAATAATAAATAATTTATGGCCTCACTAAGAAAATTAGGTCTAACCTACTATGTAAGATACCGCCTTAACGGTAAACAAGTAAGTGAGAAAATAGGGCGTAATATCTCAAAAAAGGTAGCAAAAGAAATGCTCCAAAGAGTAGAGGAAAGGCTAGCTAGGATTAAACAGGATGAACAGGATAAAAAGCTAGGAATTGACTATAAGAAAATGTATTTGAATTTAATTGAAGTTTAATTCCATCCCTTCTTGTGGAATAGGAATGTCTTCAGGGACAGGTAAGGCATTTCCTTGATAGCCAGCAACATCACCGTAAGATTCTAAAGGAGGCTCTTCAATAATTTCTTCTTCAATAACTTCTTCTTCTACAGGAAAAGTTAAGCCTAAAGAATCAGTAACAGAAGTCATAGCCTGAATCTGAGTATTAGGATCTAATCTATTTATGACCTCTAAAATATCTTTTAGACTGATAGATACATTTTTCAAATAGTCTTCAAATTTCGGTTCAATAGGCACTTGAGCTGCTTCCTCTTCTTGAGCCTTGAGCTTATCAATAATAGCTCTGTAATGAGGATAGTCTAGTGATTTTAGGATTAATTCACGCACTTCAATACTTTGAATATCACCAAATATTCCTTGTTGTGCAAGGTTCAGAGTAGTATCTGCGATTGCACTTTGGCTTTGAGGTAAGTTTGAGCCTGTTTGTATTTCAATTTCATAAGATGTAATGGAAAGATCGTTCAATAAGTTTTGAGGGACTTGCATCTCTAACTGCTGGTCTTTGTTATAGATGTCTAAACTTTGAGCGTCTTCACTCATATGCGCTGTTCGTTCACCCGAAATCCTCATTATTCTAGGCTGAGTATAATAAAGCTGAATGATTGTTATTCCTTTATTTGAAAGGTCGATTAAAAAAGATTTAAAGTTACGCTGAATTTCTCGAATCGAAGACATCGGTGACTCGTTTAGATCTCTAATCATCTGGCCTGAATTAGCTCCGATTGGACGCTCACCGCTTAGCATAACTTCATTAATTCTAGCCAAAGATAAGGCATCTTTTTTTAGATTGTTGATATGATCACGCATGAGCTGTATATCTTGCGCTAACTTGTTTGTTATAAGAACAGGAGGCTGAAATGATCCTCTTTTAGCAGAAATAACATCAAAGTTCTTACTTAAGTCATTAGGATTAACGGAATCAGGACTAACTATTAAGATTGATCTATATTTTGCGACTAATTCATTCAGTTTGTAGTAAGCATTAGTCAATTTATCTTGGGTAGCGCATAAATCTTTCACGTCACCATAGCCAACTAAAGTGTTTGTGGTTGTTGGCGTAAAAGTTGAAAATGGGAAACCAAATGGGTAATCAATCGCTCTATCCTCTAAAACATAATCGCCTATATAGACTATGAGCCTCCCATTAGGGTATCGAAAGATATTAGATCTTTTAACTTCTTCTGTGTCTGAGGGGTCGGATTTCTCAGGTTGGAAGATTGTATCGTCTTTAAGATAACATTCGTGAACGACATAGTTAGTTTTAGTATTAGAAGGGAAGCCACCACGAGACAGATAAGCTTGGCCTGAGTCTTTATCATTAGTATAGCCTTGTAAAATGTTTGTTTGTTCACCTTCATCGACATCAGATTCAGTTTTTTTGTTTAACTTATCCAAAATATCAATGATTCTTTTATTACCTTTATATTGCTCTATTAAATCAAATTTTGAAACAGATCGTCTAAGAAAAATATAGTTTGCATTTTTAACTGTTGTTGCTTGTGGTTCAGGGAAAAAGTCTTTTGGGCTTACTCTTGTTATTGAAACATTGCCAAGTCCATCATCAGCCGAAGCATCCCAAGCTACCTTTCCAATTCCGACACCAAACACAAGACCATCACGCACAATCTGCTGATGTACATCGTCTATATTATTTGCTTTTTTTACGTTTTCCCAAACATCGTTCAGAATTTCTGAAACAGAATCTAGCTCTTTTATAAATTCAAAATTAGCATGTGATAATGAAGCAACTTTTATATTAGTCGTTATTTGGTTGTCTAAAGCTATAGTTGCCTTTGTCTCTATTATTGGCCTTATACAGTTATAATAATTCCTATTATTTCCTTTTCTTGGTTCAGAGCTATAACTATAACCAACAACAGGAGCGACTTGACCGTTATAGTATTTGAAAAACTTTTTAAAATCTTTTTGGGCAGCAGTATTTTGTGCTGGTACTCGTAAAGAATCTAAGTACTTTACTAGCTTTTCTTGTTTAAGGGACATACTATAATTTTACACTATATATACCTAAATTCTTTCTAGTTTATCCTAGAGAAATGATAAATTTTGTAAAATTTTTATAATATACTTGCATGATTTTGGTTGCAAAAGAAATTAGAATTATAGTATGGAGTATAGCGCAGGGCAGGAACTCAGATTCAGGAAAGACATTGAGCTTAACTTATGGGTAGACTCCATTTTTCCTGCTGGTCAATTAGGTTATAAAGAAACGCATATAAGGGTGAAAATCGATGGATTTATTCTTGATATTCCTGTCTCAGCTGCTTCAAAGATACTTGAAGACAATGCAGTTGTTGAGAAAAAGAAAGATGAAGACAAGATCAAGGTATCACCTAAGGCTAAGTCACCAGCTAAAAGAAAAAGCAGAACAAAAATAGTTAAAGAAGAACTTAATTTGTTTGAAGAAAAAAATAATGAAGATGCACGACAATAAAAAAGTTGGGATGTTCATTATAAAGATTGGTGACCCTTCCGAAGATTCTAACGATAGCTACAAAGAAGATAAAAAAGAAGACCGTAAAGAAGAGAGGAAAGGGAAAAGAGAAGGGGAAAGAGAAGAGAAAGAATTTAGCTTAGAGCAGTACGGAGGCTATACGCCTCAAGATCTTGTTAAGAAGCTAGAGGAAGTAAAGGAGTCTATTAGTAACCAGAATACCAGAGAGGCTCTTATGAGAATTGACAGTTGTATAGTCCGACTAACCAAGAAGGGGTTTCCCTCAAAAAAGGATAATAATCCTTTCGTAAGCGACAACTATCAGCTAGATAAATTATTGCCCAACCCGGGCAAGTCATAGGAGTTTAATATTATGGAAGACATCCAAAAAGAGGATGTTGAGCAAATCGAAAGTACCCAATTAAGTTTTGGACAAACGGACGATACTCAAGATACATCTGAAGCAGGACAAGTCACAGAAAGTTTTGGTAATTGGAATGATGATAAACGATTCTCTGAGCATTGGGGTGAAGACCCTAATAAAATGTATGAATCCTTGAAATATGCAGAAAAAAAACAAGGCGATTACGACAGTCAAGTTAATGACTATAAAAGCCAGATAGATACGTTAAATCAGTATAAAACCGATTATGAAGAAATGGACCGAATATGCTCCCAACCGGGCGTTGGTGAAGAGATTTTAGGTGTAATAGAAAGATACCAACAGAACAAAAACCAACAACCACAAGTGAATCAACAACAACAACAACAACAACAAGGTTATCAAGGGCTGGACCCCGCAATTCAAAATCAACTTAATTCAGTTTTAGAATGGAAAGGAAATTTAGAAAGTAGAGCAGATAAGATTTATGCTAAGGAACAAGAGGACAATCAGTTAGGACAAATAGATGAATATGCTAAAAAATATAATATTCAATACAAACCAGAAGAATTTAAAAAATTCGTAACAGAAGGAAACGTCCCTACTGAATCTTGGGTTCATTATTTTAAATCTCATGCAGCAGACGTTGCTATGAAAAACACAGCAAACAAAGCTGCTGAAAATGCCTATCGAAATAAATCCTTAATCCCTTCATCAGTTTCAGGGCTAGATAAAAATGGCCCGACATTAAGTGGAGAAAGTGTGGATGATGCCCTAACGAGAATCCTTGGATAACAAAAGGAGAAAAAAATGACTCTATCGAGTTCGCAACTTAACGAAGCTATCAGTGTGGCGCATCGCCTGATCGCAAACGAATTAGCATCTAGTTTTGCTAAAGCAAATTACTTCTATCAAGTAGTAACTAAAGCACCATTATTGAAAGCAGGATCAGGTACAAAAATTCAAATACCTGTACAGCTTGCAACTAATAAAGCCAGTGGTTTCTTTTCAGGTGAATATGACACTGTACCGACCAACGCAAACCAACAAATTACTTATGCAGAATTTGATTGGAAATTCTATATGTCTAATTCAACATTTAATTTGAAAGACTTTGCAACAGGAACAGGATCAGCAGCAGTAAAGGATCTGATTAAAACTAAAATAGCGTTAGCTAAGCAAGATGCTATTAGAGAGCTAAGTGAAGCTCTACATACCTCTAGTGCAACAGATGCAAATTCAATAAACAGTTTAAAAGACGCAGCCGGTGCTGCTGGAACTGCTTATGGTGGTTTGTCTGATACTGACTTACCAGAATGGTTATTTGAGCGTGATACGACTACAGCTACCATTAACTACGCAAACATCAACAATGTGTTTCGTGTTCTTATGGGACGTGGGCAAGGCGTTGGTGATGAGACAGGAACGTATACTCCTGACCTCATGCTGTCAAATAGTTACACTTTGTCACGATTCTTATCTTCACAACAATCCCAGCAACAATTTAGTACAGAAAAATCACTGAAAAGTGGCTTCTCTGGGTGTCTCTTCAATGGCGTGGACTGGGTGGTAGACGAATATTGTACTGGATCCGGTGACGGTGTCACTGCAGACAATGAACTGTATATTCTGTCAACAAACACATTTCGCATGTTCCACAAATATGGATTCTCAGGATCTCAAAGTCCAATGGATACATTGAATATGCGTATGCCTAACCAAGCTGCTATTTCTTCTCAAACTTATCTTGTTATGAATTTGGTTGCAATTGCAAGGCGTTACAGCGCAGTCTTCACTGCTTTAACTAGCTAATCAAATACAACATATAAGGAGATTTAAAAATGGCATATAAAGCATTAAATAATTTACAGGCTGTCGATCTTGATAGCTTGGATGCTAGCTCGGCAACAAAAGAGTATGATCTAGGAACTATTATTCCTATTAACGATTCATCAAAGGCAGCAGTAGGAGAATTTATCTATGTAAAGGCTCATGCTGGGTTTGCAACTGTTGGAACTCCGTTTGAGATTGTTAATGGGTCAGCTTCGGAAAGTGAAGTCGTGACCAAGGCCATAGCTACATTAGCATCAGGCGCACAAATTGGGTTTAATACCCATGCTGTTACTTCTGGCGAGTACTTCTGGGCGCAGATTTCAGGTGTGTTAACAGCGGCAGCTAAAGCAGGAATTTCAGCGGGCGATGTAGTAAAAGTAGATAATACCGAAACGGATGTAGAAACAGACGGCACCACGCTGACTGTTAATTCAATTGGAATGGCAAAAACGGCAACGGCTGATTCTGCTATTACTTTAGCTATTATACCCGGAAGAACCGTCACAATCTCAGCCTAATGTTTTCAGCACTCTATAATCCTATAACGCTCAATACTACAGATGACCTAAATAAAGCCTTCGATTCAGGGACACATAGGACTAAATATGTTGCAGGGTCGGTTATCTATTTAGAAGAGATAATTACTTCCCCAAACGATAGTTCATCTCAGACACGGGCTATGGGGGAATATATGTGGGTTGAGGTATCAGATAACTTCAGTGCAGGAGTTCCCGGTATGATTGTTCCCGGTGGTTATCAAGCAGAGGCTATATTCGATACATTAGAAGCTGCAACGGCAGGACAGAAAATAGCTTTCCCAACTATAGATGTTTCGGCTGGGGAGTTTACATGGGTTAAGCTTAGCGGGCATATTACCGTAGCCGCTAATGTAAATGTAGTTTCTGGTAACTATGTAAAAATAAGCAGGGGAAATTCCAACGTTGAACAGGGAAACACATCAGGAACTGTCTTCGATGAAGAAGCTTTAGGGGTAGCGACAACATCTACGAGTGGTGGAGAGTCAATCATCGTTATTAATGCAGGGAGAACCGTCAAGGTAGCATAATGACTAACTTCGGATGGATCAGCGAACAAAGAGGAATCCAGTATCACAAGTCAACTGGTACTGGTACTCAATCTGATCCATTCGTTCCTGAAATGGTGGCCACTATCGAGGGACATTTAGATTTTGATACGGCGGTGAATTTCGCAGTCACCGTCGGCTCTACTTCTACACTAGTCCGAGCAGCAGAAGCAAGCAGAAAATTATTAGTGTTGGTTAATGATTCAGACGTAGTTTTATTTTTATCCCTTGGTTCAGCCGCTGTAATGAACCAAGGCATAAGGCTAAACGCAAACGGTGGAAATATCGTTTTGGAAAATCCTGTTTTTACAGGAAATGTATACGCAATTTGCGCTGCTGGTGGAAAGAACCTAGTTGGTTGCGAGGGAACATGACAACGATCTACAATCCACAACAATTAGAGGCTGACGAAAATAGTTTTTTAGTTTCTCTTTCCTTTTCATCTGCAACCGGAATACTTCTAGGCACTTTAAACACAGGCACGGAAATCACGACAAGTCTTGACGGCCGTTATTCACAAACCGACGTATATTTAGATTCTGCATCTTTTAATTCAGGCACTAGAGTCCTAACTTTGACACTAACTGATGCCTCAACTGTAACCGTTACTGTTCCAGCGGGCACTGATACAAATAACTATTTAGATGCTGTTGATTGGGGAGCAGGTGACGGAAATTTGACATTTGAGAGGGTTGGATTGGCAGATATTGTGACGAATATTGATGGTCGTTATGTACAGACTGCTGATGATATATATCTATCGGGAGTAGCTTGGGATCAGAACACTGGTGATGTCACGTACAGCAGAAACAATTCCACAAATATCGTTGAAAATATCGATGGGCGTTATGTGCCTTTCAAGTACACAGTTGGCGTAGTGACTGACCTAGATGATCTGGTAACAACGCAAGTTCAAGTATGTGACAAAAGCGCATCAAACAGACCAACCGCATCAAGTGCGTCTATGGATAATTTTTCTGTTTTGGTTATTCAAGCTGGTAGTGGGGGAAGTCAACTTTGCATCGCAAGTGACGCAGACTCGTCTGACAACCAAGCGTGGATCAGGATGTGGAAAGATGACGCAGGATCATACACTTTCACTGATTGGACGGAACTACCAACATCAGCAACAGGTAATTTTGTACCCTTTGACCTCGTTATTCCCAGCCCTGCTTACGCATTAAACGACTACACAAACACAGGCATTTTTTCAGTAGATAAAAACGCAACCAACCTGCCAAATGACATGCCCAGTTGGAGCGATGAATGTGTCTTGCAGGTGTACAAAGCAGGAGCAGACAACGGCACTCAACTTCTTTATACGGCCAGTGGCACAACAAGTGTTCAGATTGGTCGGATATATTTTCGCATGTGGACGGATGCAGCAGGAGTGACTTTTTCTGCGTGGCGGAAAGTAGCAACAGAAAACGAATATATGCCTCTTCATTTAATCGAGCCTGCCTACTACAACGGCGATGTTAATCTTCTGAAAGATTCAGGTCTTTACACTGTAAATTCTTCTTCAACGAACCTCCCCTCACCATTACATACCAATTCCATCACAATAGAAGTTATAAAGGTTTTTCAATCTGGTTCTTCCGCAGCATTGGGAATACGACAAATATGCAGACAGAATACATATTCAGGTCTTCTAAGCAAAATACAGCAAAATAGAACCTACGAACGTGGGTACACCTCTTCGGGAACATGGGGTGAGTGGCGCATGGTGACAACGGGCGGCATAACGGGAGATCTAGAAAATGCATATGCTGCTGTAGACATAACTGGTTCTCCATACGAAACGATGACGGGGATGTGGGGTTTAGGAGCTAAAGGAGCAGCGACTTCTTGGCCGAAAGAGCTGCCTGCCACCTCTGATTACAATATTTTAGAAACAATAAGAACAGGAGATTATGGAGCGGGTCAACAAAAAATCATGTGTGCGGATTACGATTCTGGAACAGAGCCAGATACTCACATTCGTGAGTGGAAAAGGGTTTTTGATACATCCGCCACAACTGAGTGGTATGAGTATCAATTCCAGGGCCAACGAATATACAAAGAAGTTATAAGCACAACCCTGTACGAAACGTCTGTAGGAAATAACCCAGACACATCAAATACACTGGCTTATTATGTAACTTTGGGTGGGGATTCGATGTATGTTTATGGATTTTCAGGAGGGTACGCTGAGGGTCAGACTATGCGTATTTTGAGAGAAACAAGTACCGCAGGGGTTGTGGTTACCATTTATAACAATCTCATATACTACGCAGACCAAAGAATTTTACTGATGGACGGAGCCACTTCATTAACCCTCACTAATTATCAGTCGGCAGAATTTATTTTTCATAACGATATATGGTTTCAATATAAATAAGGAGGAAAAATGTTAGTTAAAGACGCAGTTTCAAGGATACGATTCCAAACGAATACAAACGATGACAATACAGGTAGGAATCTTAATACCCTATTTTCAAATAAGAATCTAATAGCACAATTTATGATATGCCTAGATCAATATGCTTCTTACACACAGGGCATTGAAGACATATTTTCCTATCCTTTAGGCTTAGATGTAAGATCAATTAGTGCGCCTGTATACGCAATAAGCTCACAAGCATACAAAAATATATTTATTTGGAGAGGTGGAAGGCGTTATCAGATAAATATAAGGCCAATGAACTACACTCATACTAGATTTCCGTATCAAGGTTATTCTGGCATTCCTCAGTTTATATCTATTTGGAAAAATGAAATTTATTTTTACCCTGATTCCAGCACTTCTTACGAGACAACGGCCTTAAGTTTGCTTTTATCAAGTAGTGACACAACGATAAGCGTAACCTCAACAGAAGGATTTCCTTCACAAAATGGAAGAATTTCAATAGGAACAGAAAAGATTTTATATCAAAGTAAAAGCAGTACGCAATTTTTAAACTGTACAAGAGGCGTAGAAGACACGACAGCCATAGAACATGCTAACAGCACAGAAGTAAAAGAGAACAATTTAATGGTCTTTTATTCACGATTAGAAAAACCTATTTTTGTGGATGATGATGACATTATCTCAACGGATGATTTAAACCGAGAGCTAAACATACCGACCGAGCATATGATAGGCATTATTGACCTCACAACTTACATGCTTCTTGTCAAAGTCGATGCACAAAGGGCAGTCCCCTATAAAATGGACTCTAAGGTATTTCTTGAACAAGCAAAAGAAGATATTCAATGGGGTAAATCAAACATAACCTCAGGTTTATATATTAGTGATGCTTTTGACTGGGAAACAAACAATGTAGGAGCGACAATGTAGATGTTTGAAGTACTTCTTACTCAGACTAAAGGTATGCGAACGGACAGAGGGCCAAAATTTATTGGCACAGAATACCTGCAAAATATAGTTAATTATAACTTCGATAACATAATTGGATTATCAAGAATATCTGCACCAAACATAGAATATAATAACGCTGGAATAAATGGGATTGATGGCATGTTCCAGTTCAGATACATAAATAGTTCAGGCGTTTTACAGACAGAAAACTTAATAGTTACTGGTGGAAGTGTTATAAAAAATGCTGTTAACTCAGTTTCACTGCCCTCGTCAATCTATACTGGTCTTACAGCAGGGAATAAGTGTTCGTTTGCAGTTTTAAATGACAAATTATTCATTTCAAACGGTGTCGATAATGTCCTTGTCTATAACGGAACAATCGTAACAGAGATGGGTGCACCTATCGTCACTAATTTGTTGGCTGCTGGAAACTTAGATGGTGATTATTATTATGAAATGACCTATACCGAGGATGGGGTCGAATCTATAACAGGATGTAAATCAAATACCGTAACAGCTTCAAGCAACTCATTATCCTTAACTCTTCCTATTGGCCCTGCTGGTGTTACTGCAAGAACCTTGTACAGGACAGTAGGTGATGGGACACAATTAAAAAAAGTAGCTGATATATCCGACAACACTACAACAACCTACGTGGATAATTTAATAGATGGATCTTTAGGTGCGAATATACCCGCTATTAATGCTCATGCTCCTAAACCTAAATTCATAACCGTAATGCATGAAAAGTTAGCAGGGGTGGGGAATAGCAGACGGCCTAACTATCTTTATGTGTCAGAAACAGAAATTGAAATCCTTTTCTCAACAGGAGCTTCTGATGTATCAGGGACAGGGAATGATAATACTGAGCTTACAGGAATGGCTGTAGATTATAATTTGTTAGTTATCTTTAGCCAGAAAAGAATATATCTAGTAGACATATCAGGAGAAGCTGCTTCT